GTGAAGCCTTCGGGCAGCGTAAGCTTGCCAGCATCAAACGCTTCCGGGGCGGCCGGCGTTTCGAGTTTGTCCCCCTCTTTCGCGGCCTGCTGCGCCGCCCCCTCGGCCGGTTTCGCGTCACCTTCGGTGCCTGCGGAGGCCGCTGAGGAGATAAACGAGGCGGGCGAGGCGGGAGCTTCTGTCGTAACAGTCACGCCCCCGCCGTCAGCGCCGCCTGCCCCCACATCACCGGCAGCGCCGCCTCCACCTTCACCGTCCGCCTGACGGCAAACGGCAAACCAAAAGTTCGTCCACTTATTCATTGCTTCTCAACTCCTCGAGCATAAGGGCGGGCACAATGTGGGGCGCCGCCGAGGTTAGCATGTTGCAAAACTCAAGACCAGCTTCTTGCACGCCTTGGTTCTTCGCATTCTGTCGCGGGTCAACGTCGTAAACTGACGAGGGAGGAAGAACATGGCAGAACCGCAGAAAGTCCCGAACGAAAAACCGGAGGTGAGGGCTTGCCTCAATCTCCCGGACAGCAAACTCAATATGCGCCTCGCGCGTGAGCTTGTCCTCGCCTTGGCTTTCGTCAGCCTCTTGAGCCATACCAATGTTCCTCCGATACCCCATCTTACCACGCCCCGAACGCCGGAGCAAGCCCTATTTTACCCGAGCAGCGATTGTACGGCGTTCAGCCCGCCGCCCACGTCCACCCCTCCAGCACTGGCAGCCGCACTTCCGAAGTTCTTCGCCACCTCAGAAGTTTGCATAAGCTGCGCCATTTGGTTCTGCTCCGCCCCCACTTGTTGCACAGCTTCGTCCTCGTTCAACACCGACGGCCGAACACCAAGACCCTCAGCGTACTGTTTGATAACGTCGAGGATGTTAACCTTGGCTTGCGCCTCCGGCCAGACTGGAATGATCTGCCCGACAAAAGCGGTGAAGCGTTCGATAGTCGCAACGTCACTGGCTTTTTGTACATCGGACAGTACGTTGGAAAATTCAATCTCCGCGCCTTCCCCTTCGGGCAACTCGGGAACCAGCCCCTTCCGACGCAGGATGCCATACACTCGTTTAACTACCACGCCGATGTCTTCGAGGTAGCTACGGTGCAGCACCGGCCCAAGCTGGACCAGCTTCTCTTCCCGCCGCGCATCAATTTCGGTTGCGCTGCGGACAGTGTCGAGACTGGATATCATGTCGAAGAGGTAATTGAACAAGCCGTCCTTAATGGCCTGGACAATGCGCGCCCGTTTGATTTCCATTTCCTGAAACGGCATCTGGACGTTAAGCAGCGGGCGTGCCCCGCCGTTGTCTTTCAGCCCCGATGTGTAGGTGATCCCGTTAGCCCCGAAGGCTTTGGGGCGGTTGCGTAGGCTCACGTCCGCCAAGATCGGCGGCGAGATCATCTTGTCAAGCCCCTGGTCCGACTTGTATTCCAGGTTTTGAAGCTGGATAGCTTTTCCGACAACAGAGGCGGTAGGCGGCATTCCGTATGTCGATTTATCCGGGCACGCCCAGCGCAGTACTGCCACGGGCCATTCGTACAGCGGACGTTTCGCGAGATAGGGCGGGGTGCCACTGATGCTTGCGGAGAACCAATACAACTCACGGAACGGGTGATTTGTGCGCAGCACGTCGCCGGCCTGCTCGTTCTTTTCGATCAGGTGGGAAACGAGGTAGGAAGTGCGACCGTTCGCCCCGCCAGCTTTTGCCCGTTCCACAATGTCTTTCGACAGCGCGGCTTCACCAAACTCCCGGAGCAAATCAACCGCAGTCATGCGAAACTCACGGCCAAAGCCGACGATCTGGTTCGACTCGTCCGTGATGAGGTAGTAGGTTCCGGGCTGGCAAAGTGTGAACTGGCAAACCGTGTCGCGGTTTTCGTAGATCAAGAGTGCGCCAGTGCCGAGGCCGCAGCCATCGTACACCTGCTCCGCCCGCGTGTCGTAGTAGTTGCAGCCCGCGAGTGTTTCGAGCAGCTTCGTACGAATTTCGGAATGGACCGTACTGCTGCCCGCGGCTGGTTCCTGATACGGCTTACTGCCTGGCTTCTTGATGTTCAGCCACTTCCTCGCGGGCGAGGTAACGCCGTTCATGAAACCGGCGGCCAGCACAAAAAGCGCAAGGGCTGGTTCGCCGTCCAGCATTTTCTTGTTGAGCACGCGATCCGGCTCGTTAGCCTGCGTTTGCACGCTGCCGACGAGATTGGTGTAGATGAACGGGAAGAAGCTTTCGTTAAGCTGCCGCCACATGGCAAGCCATTTAGCCTGCTCCGTTTTGGCCGTGGCCAACGTATCGCGGCTTCTTTTCAGCGCCGGGGTGTCAGGATGCTCCATTACCGGCCCCCGAATTTCTGGAAGGTTTGGTGAAGGCCGCCGCCAGTTGTGGCAGTCGAAACCGGCGGCACACCAGTACGGGTCTGGATTGTCCGCCCACCACCACTGGCCAGTTTGACGATCAAGGATTTTCCAGCCATAGCCCCTTGATCTTTGTAGAAACTCGCGACGGTAGAGGCATACGGAAGTTTGATTTCTTCAGTCTTTGGCGTTTTCAATTTTTAACTCCCATCGGGTTGAAACGACCGGCAACTACACCGGCGTAAGGATTTGACTCGGAGTAGTGCTCGTTGTTTTCGCCCTCTTCGGACTTTGGCACGAAGGCTTGGTCCAGATATGGGTAGGCGAAAGTTATTGCGAGGGCGTCTGCGTCGTCTGGCGAGATACCGAGTCGGCGCCGTAAGTCTTTCTTGCTTTCGAGTTGGAGCTTCACGTCGCCCTGATAGGTATATGTCGGGGCGGTTAGCTGCGCCGACAGTCCCTTGTTTTCCTGTCTCGGGTCGTCCGCCGGGAGACAACCACCTTTACGAAGCCAGCTACGAGCGCGCCCGTACATCTCCGCCCGTTTGTTTAGGTATTTTTCCTGATCCTCGTTGTCCGGCGCGCTGGAGAAATCAACAGCGTAAACGTTGATTTGCATTTGCTCGAGCTGGTCGAATACGCCGCCACCAACCCCGCCGCTGTCTACGACGATGGCGGATAGGTTAAGCCGCATATACTGCTCGAACGCCCAACGCGCAAGCTGCACGGTGTTCTGCCCGTTGATCCTCGGCCACGGACGAGACTGTGCATCGCGTCCCTGCCGGGGACAAAGCACTGAGTCGTCCGGCCCGTAGCGCGCCACGTCCAGCCCGCCGATAATGGGAAAATGAGCGTTGCCTTCGGGCGTACGTAGCTGCGCCTCACGCACGTCGTCGTAGGAGATAAACGAAACGGCGTCTACGCGAGGGAATACTCCGCGAACCCGGACCCTCACGAAGTCGTGGTCCTCGCCGTAGTCGTCCACCCATGCTTGCAGCTGGGTTTTGTTGCTGATCTTCACAGTGCGTGAGTCGATCGCGCGGGAGTTCCAACGGTGGGCGAACCGGCCGCCAGCAAAACACTCACGGAACCGGCCAGTGTTTTTAGTCGGGTTACCGAACACCAGCCAGATGATTTGAGTATCTTTGTCGGTGAGCGCGCCTTCGGTCACCTCCCAGATAACATCTGGGATTGCCGATGCCTCGTCAAAAATGATAATGATGCGCTTGCCATGATTGTGCAGGCCCGCGAAGGCTTCTGTGTTTTTCTCACTCCACGGAACCATGTCGATCCGCCAAGTCTTTTCGTGCTTCGGGTCAATGCTGAACCGAGCGGTGGCGGTCATTTTAAACAACTCGGCTGTGATCGACAGCCTGTGCCACTTGGCCAACTCGGCCCACGTTTTTGTTTTCAGCTGGTTTTCCGTGTTCGCGGTCACTACGCCTTTGGCGTCCACAACGGTTGATTGAGCCCAATCAATAATCCACGCCACGAAAGCTGACTTACCAATTCCGTGCCCGGAGGTAATTGCCTCCATAACCGGAACCGTTGAGCTTTCCTCCCCGCGCGAACGGGCTTCAGCTATCGCCTCGTCCACCGTTGTTACGCCGTCTCGGATGCGGCAAAGCAGACTAACCTGCCACTCATCCGGCCCGTCATACCGGGCGAGTTCCCCGACGCCCCACTCGTACGCCCCCATGACAAAGGCATAGGGGTCGTTCTTGACCGAGGCCAGCCAATCGAGTAGGGCGTCGAGTTCAGCATCCTGCATTATTCGGCATCCCACTCAAACTGCATTACTGGCGCAACCGCAGGGAAACTCATTCGTCAGTT